AAGTATTGAACGTTACTTGGAACCCCACCAGAACTAGGACCTTCAGCAACATAAAGAATAATGCTGGAAGGGATTACCCCTGTGTACCGTAGGTTAAAACGTTGTCCAGCAGTACCGTTGCTGTATGTGTTACGGGTTACTGCCTGTATAGGCGATTCGCTATCTACGTACTTACCTTCAGCAACTTCAACAACTACAGAAGAAACAGAAGGACCCATACTTGCAGATGCAGTAGTTGTATAATAAACCAAAGGTTCATTGTCCGTTGCAGCAGCAACAAATCCAGTATTTTGTGGAATTATGATTGTGTCTGAATGGTTAAGAGTGTTAGCAGATAAAGACACAGAACCAATTGCAGACGTTTGATAAGCAGGGCGATAATCAAATAAGTTTGCTAAAGCCAAAACACTAGAGGAGTTTACTGCTGTTCCAAGATATGTTTCAGCAGCAGCACGGTCTACGTAATAATGAAGAATATCTCCAAGGTATGCCCAGAGGTCTACTAAGACCATTCCAAAATCAGACGAATTGCGGTTAGACCATTCAGGAACAAGTGCTGATGCACGGTCTAAAATATCTTGGCGAATAGACAGGTAATCCCTGCTTGTATAATCAAAACTAGGCATGTTACGCCCCTCCGAACGTTATGTTTGTATTATTTATGTTAAAAGTCATTACTGAACTATCAAATGGCGGTATTACATATTTTATAGCAATTGAAACAGTTGTAGCAGTGTTTTCTAGATATAAAGCATCTGACGGAACGCCAATTTGAACGTCAGTTACTTTTCCAAACGGTAACTTTTCGTTTAAATCGTTTATAATATCCATGCGATATTCATCGTAAATTAGTTGGTCTGCTTCTTCAAATAAAAGACTTCTTATGTTTGCTCCATAATTAGGAACCATTACACGTTCTCCTGGAGACGTAGTAAGTATGTCCATTATGTTTTGTTTCATGACAGAGTCAATATCTGAAACAGTTGATACTCCACCAGTGTCAGATGTAAAAGAAAATGGAATTGCTATAGATTTCATTATTTAAAGCCTACTAGTTATAGACATGGGTATAGTCTTTAGAGGAAACCCATGCATTTCCAATAAGGGCAGGTTCTGGTGGTTCTACATATGTGGCTGTTACCTGTTTTGCTAAAGCAGTGGTTCCAAGACCATCTCTTGCTACTTCTAAATAGGTACGCATATACGATTGTGTTATTTCGTGGCGTACAGACATGACATACCAAAAACCATCAAATTCAGTATTGTATTCATTAATACTTACAATTCCGCCAGGTTTAATACTTGGGTCAGATACCACCTCTAAACTAGCCCTCATTGGGAATTTCTTCCTTAATGCCCCAGTAACTAAACGTGTAGCCGTATCAAAAGAATCAGCATTTACAGTAAGCACATTATCAAATTGAGATTTTAATCCTGTTGCTAAACCAGATGACTCAAAGTTGTCACTATTTGTAACAGACAGCAACTGTCCAGATTTGTCCAACATATGGATAGTGTCAGCAGAACGAGCACCGTCAGTAGTTACAGCACCTATGCGTCCTTCAAATTTAAGTATTTGACCTGGCTGTGGGCTTGCATCTCCCTTACTTCCACGCATTGTTAAAAGCATGCTGTAAGAAACATTTTGGTACAAAGCGCTATAAGGGTCCCAAATTCTAATGTGTGTACCATCCATAAGTACAGAGTAACCAAGAAGTTCTGATGCCTTAGTTAAGAACTTCCAATCTGATTGACCAGATTGTACAAGTCGTGGAAACTTATAAGAGTTATTTGGGACAGACACAGAAAACTTGTATTTATTAGCAATTTGTTTTGCAATGTCAGAAATAGTTAAGTTTTCCCAAATACGAGAATAAGTTGATTTCATGGTATAACTAGAACCAAAACAATAAACACGTGTAGTTTGAAATGGACTTTTGTTTACAATTCCATCATGTGTATTAGCAATCGGTTCCACAAATGTTATATACCCATAGAAATTGAATATATCTTTACCAGTTAATTCAATACTAAATTTAATTGGAACATCAAGGTACTCGTGTATCAACTCCGTGTTCATACCAGCAAAATCAAGAATAGCAAGGTTGTGCATATTTTCTTTTTCTTCAACGGTAATTTGTTGCAAGGTCATGTAATTAACAGGAACGTTGTCAATAAATACTTCTACGTTTGGAGATAATTGAGATGCACTTTTAAAAATCATTTAAATGGAACCTTAATGACTGTCCCTTGTGTTATAAAGTCAGGGAAACCCAAAGACTTATTAAGGTCTGCAATTTTCCAATACAAAGTTGGGTCTTTTAAATGGTCTGCCGCAATTGATGAAAATGTTTCATATTGTTTTGTAACAATAGAAAAGTAAGAATCAATTGTATATGATTTACCCGTTGCAATTACTTTAGTATCTTCATTTCGTGTTTCAGTAGTTTCTGAATAACGAGAACCTTTGATAATCATTATCTGTCTTTCCAACCAGTTGTAGTGGTATTGCTTAAAATAGTAAATTTTAAACCACCATTATCAACTTCTTCCCAAGAAATTCCAGTGCCTGGACTTGATGCTTTGGTTTTAGTAATAAAAATACTGGCAGAAAGAGTAGTAGTGCCCGTGTACGGAGTACCATCTGCCTGTGTAATGGTATAACTAATATTATGTTGAATAGACATTTTTACAATGTTTTTAACATCTTTAAATAATGGCATACCGCTTTGGTTTCCATTATCAGACAAACTAACACCCCACCTGTTAAATCGTGGTGGTTCATTATTTTTTGTTTTATTTGCATTTTCTACAATTTTAGCGTTTGTAACTTCGTCACCCATAGCACCACCACTAGTACTAAAAGTTTTATATGCAATAGGGCCTTGTACTAACCTTTGAACAAGAGTTACTTTATCTGGAAGATATTCATCTAAAGAAACAGATGAATCAAGTGCCCATGTAAATTCACCTTTTGTTACCTTTTGACTAAGCGTTTCAGCAACACGAGAAGTAACTTCTGGAATACCAAAACCACTGGAGCCTTTAAATTCTATATCTGTTCCAAAATCATTAGAACTACGGTAATTATTCCAAAATTCGTGAAAAGAATCAAAGTTATGGGGGTACCCTACAGCAGTGTTTCTTAGTGCTCCTGCTGCTAGTGCTCGTTGTTTAAAGATACTTGTAGTTTCATAAACAAAGTTTGTTCCAGTATTTGCAATGTTTTTTCCAGCCGCTTGCGATGATTCGTTTGCTTTTCTTTCTGCTTCTATGTCTTTTACAGCCGCTTTTAATGCTGTTGTCAAATATGCTTCTTCTTTTGCAAAGCCAATATACAAAGCACGAATAGTTAAGTTAACAGCACAAACAGTTGGTACATAGTTTTTGCTAAATTTAGCAAAACGTACACTAGTTGATTCAACAAAACCTTCAACCATAAACAAAGAAGAAAACACAATACGAATAGGAAGAGGACTAAGAAAAGCGCCGTTTCCAAAGTTCTTTGTAATGTTTGTCTCAAAGCCAGTGGAATCAAAATTAGAAGCACTTTCACCAGTTGTACCAGTTGTTATTGTTTTCTTACCGTCGGTACCTGTGACTGTGGTAACAGTTGTGCCATCAGATTTTATTTCTGTACTGGTTGTACTACCATCTGAGTTAGTTACTGTAGTAGTGCCTGTAGTGTTAGCATTTGCTTGATTTGCTTTATCTGCTGTACTAAAATATGCTTTAATAAATTTTGCTGTATCTGGAGTAATTGACTGACCAATAATAGAATCTAAAACGTAAAGGTCAGCAAGAACACCAAGGCTTGCAACATCCCCATGATTGGTGGTATCACCATAGTTGTCTAAAGAACTTGTTAAAGGTGTAGCAGTATCTGTTGCCCACCCACCATTCTTTAGGTTTGTTGTAGCGTTACGTGCGGAAACAACTTCAGCCTCTCGGTTGAATGTTAATTCAAATGAAAAAGCCGCTGTACCAGCAACTGGCTGAAAGATTTGAGAAGGGTCTTGAAGCAAGGGGTTAGCCACCATTGCGTTCATTTCAACACTGCGGTCAATGGTTGCTGGGTTAAATTGGAAAAACAACCGTCTTTGTTTTACTGTTGCTGCTGATGGGTTGTCAACACCACCAAGCACAGAAGGGTAAATACCTCTAATAAAACCACGCTGTAAACGAGTGTCTACAAGTTGTCTTCCCCTAATAGGGTTATAGACGTCTGGTTGAAAAGGACGAGGAAAGATAAAGTTAGCGTTGTCATCTTTTTGACGGGCTAGAGTTTTACCCTTTTCATACGTAGACCCAAAATTCCAAAATTGATTTGATGCATATCCTGATGGCATTATGAGGACCTCAACATTGTCATTCGTACTTCCTGTTCAAGCATACTTGCAATTTCTTTAGCCATTTTGCGTAAATCAGGGGTAGAGCCTGATGTTTGGATATTAAAACTAGGTGCAACAGTAATAGTGTAGGAGTTGCTAGACGATTGTGCTGTTGACACAGATGAAGGACCTAAGATAGTAGGGTCTCCACCAGCAGAGGCTGATGGGTATGCACTGGATGGTCGTTCAGCAGGTTTCAAGTTAGATGTAGCGTAAACACTTCCAGAACCAATTACTTCACCAATGCTCATTCCAGAGTACTTAAAGGTAGAAGGACCAGAAAGGGATGAACTTATTGAGGTTGCGGAAACTTTCCCACTGCCACCAATTGAGTCACGTGATACTTCTGTAGAACTAGAACCTGAAGCCACAGTTGAATTAGGTGCTGTAGCAGTCCCAGATGCCGAGGATGCTGGTACCCCTTGACCACTTTCATATTCAGACCTACCAAAGGGAACACTGGATGGCTGGACGTGGAAAGGTTCGTCAGTCTGCATACCTTTTTGAGTAGCACCAGTAACTAAACCAAAGTTAGATGCATTGGCACGAATCCATTCGTTTTCAGACTGGCTTAGGTCAGCCGCAAGTCCAAGTTCATGCATAGACAATCCAGGAGGAGCCATTGGAGGACCACTCTCAGCATGCTTGTCATAAATCCAGACTTCACCGTTCCAGATGCGGTCAGCGTCTTTTGTCTTCTTTGTAGTACCTTCAGGCGCTTTAGAATAACGGCGACGGAAAGAAGCATCTTGACGAGCCGCACTACGACGTGCATCTCCAATTTCTAATTTAGGATTAGCAAGAAGCATCTGTTTAAGCGGTTCACGAAGTTTAGGGTCTAACTGGGCAAGTTTAGATTTGTTGTTAGCGCTTAATTTAGCCTCGGGAGGAGACGGTGCCGCTGG